TGCCCTTATTGTGGTGGTGTTATCAATAAAGATGAAGAAACAGAATTCAAAGAAAATATTGAAAAAGAAGTCGAAATTTTAAAAGCACAAATTGAGGGTGCAAAACAAGGTATCTCTGGTTCAAAAGTAATGATTAGTTCATATGAAGAAAAGATTGAGATTTACGACAAAGAATTTGAAAAGACTTCAAAAGAATATGTTGACTTGACAACACGTTTAGAAGAATTAAGCGTTCAAAAAGAAAACAACGAAGAAGCAAAGAAATTAAGTCAAGAAAAGGCTAAATTAGAGGATGAATATCAATTAGCAATAAATACTTTCAATAGTAATAAAAATGCGAAAATTGGTGAAATTTCAACTCAAATGGAAAAATTAGCGGTTAGCATTCAAGCAAGCAAAGAAATTGAAGAATTAAAACAACAATTAAAAAATTGCAAGCAACAAAAATACGTTTGTGAATCAAACATTGACTTAATCAAAGATTTTAAAGCAACTAAACTAAATAATCTTGTTAGCAAAGTAAAAGAAGTATTCCCACAAATCGATATTGAACTAATTGAAGAAAACGAAAACACAGGTAGTTTTAAAGATGTTTGCTATACAAAATTAAATGGCGTTGAATTTACTGGTGTTAACGATGGCTTTAAATATTTATTAGGAATTGAAATTATTGAAAATATCAAAAAACATTTAGGTGTTGAAGATTTGCCAATTATTTTTGACAAATTTGCTGATGTTGACAAAGAAACGTTCAAAACTATTTTAGGCAAAACTAATTCACAAATAATTTGTACAAAAGTTACAGATAATAAAGAAATCGAAGTTAAAGGAGAATAATTAATATGGAAAATACTATTCAAGAAGTTAAAAAGCAACCTATTTCAATGACTGAAACTATTTTAAATATGGTCACTAACTATGCATCTGTTGGTGGCGAAGTATTAAGCGAAAGAGAAAAGACTACCGCAATAAATATAATTACTCTAACAAATAGAGCTATTGTTACAAATAAAGATGGAATAACTTGGAATGATATTGATTTACGAGGTTGTGGTTATGCAGAACAAGTAAAACATTGGTGTAAACTTGGTATAACAGGTGAAGATAAATTATATATAGATATTCGTAATAATAAGTATAATCCTAAAAAAGATATATTTATTAAACCACAATATCAAGTATGCGAAAAATTAATGACTATGTATTTTGCTTACCCTATTGTACGCTTTAAAACTGAAGTAATTTGTATTGGTGATGAAATAGAAAAAGAAGAAGATTTTAAAACTGGTTTAACAACTATTATTTCACATAAACGAAATAAAGATATTGA